GTCTTCCGTTTCCGGTTCCCATATTCGATATCCGCCAGGCTTTGCTGCTTTTCCATCTTCATCACCGTGTCGCTTTTTCCCTTATTATACCACGCCGCCCTGCTGGTTTAAATCAGTGATTACCTAGAAAACTCGCGGTGTAGAATCAAATCGGGCAAAGCGTTATCACGTTCGAGGCTATCCTTGAAGGTGGCAATACTTTTGTATACTTCGCCAGCCTCCTCGTAAGCCTGCTCGGCTTCAAGCTTACGTGCTCCGTAGTAGATCGCCATTAGTTTGCTGTCCTTGAAACCCTCAAGGGAAGCAAAGCTATTAATAGCAGGCTCAAACTGACTATCTTCGGCAAGTTGAACAGCTTTGATGTACATAATGTACTTGCTGCTTTCCTCATAGTTCCCGAGCAAAGAGAAGGCATCAATTGCTTCCTGATACTTGCCTTCAGCCAGCAACTTCTGCGCGCTCGCATATTTGTCAGCATCGCTTTTTGTGCAGCCAGTGAGCAAGATGGACGAAATGAGGGATAATAATAGGACGATAAGGAGTTTGGAAGCTGAATGCTTTGTGAATCTTCGCACTGCTAATACCTCCAGCCAAAAATCGATCACATATTGTGGTGAAAACAGATTATTCTTTATTATCGTATCGCAATTGGGTAATTAAGTCAATATGCCAAAAGTATACCGACGGTTGGGGCATGCAAGGATTCTATAGAAACAGCCCGCCCGAAGGCGAGCCACTGATTCCAATATTTAAGCCTCGACCTCCGCCCCATTCCTGAACCTGAACGTCATTTCCCCGCCCCTTCCGACCAGTACTTGATCGACAACTGTCAGCCAGAGCTTCTCGTCAAACTCCGTGATGGCAAGCTCGCGGTTCTGAATGTCGCGGATGAAGCCTTCGAGAATTTTGCCTTTTCCCAGACGCTCGCGCTTCCGCACTTCCAACTCCTCTAGCCGATGAGACGCTTGCTTGTGACGCTCCAGGTAGCTGTTGTTGCGCTCACTCCACTCGCTCTGGCTTATGGCGGTTCGGGCGTTCTCGTAGATCGCCTTTCGGGAAAGTTCCGAGACCACCTCAATTTCGCTCCGAACCTCGGCGAGTTCGGCGTCAATCTCCGAGGTATCGCAGAGGACGCTTTGCGCGAGGCGGCAGTCCTCAATCAATCCATTGCGGTCGCCCATCAGAATACTGAACGCCGTGAGAAACCGCACTTTGACATCCTCCTCGGTGATGTGCGGCGTTTGGCATCCACTTCCGGGAACACCGCGCCGCTTGTACTTATCATTGCACTGCCAGACCTCGCGGCGGCGGGTCCTGTCTTCCTTGTAGCTGCCCCATACCTTCTTGCCAAACCACCCGCCGCAGTCGGCACAGACGATTCTGGCGGCGAAGATACTCGTGCAGCTCGTGGGTCTGCCGAGTCCCTTGCGGCGCTCGATCTCCAGTTGTACGGCGTCGAACTCGTCCGGTTCGATGATGGCGGGATGGCTGTCCTCAACATAGAACTGCTGGATTCTGCCGTCGTTTTTCACCATCTTCTTCGTGAGGAAATCGGCGCAATAGGTCTTTTGCAGCAGAGCGTGGCCTTTGTACTTTTCGTTGGTCAGGATGGATTGAACCACCGCCGGTTGCCAAGTCCTTTTTCCCGCCGGGGATGAGATACCGTGGTCGCCGAGGTGCTTGGCGATGGCGGAGAAGGTCTTCCCCTCCATGAAAAGCTTAAATATGAACCGCACAATCTCCGCTTCGGCGGGAACGATCTTTGGCAAACCATCCTCGCCTTTCTCGTAGCCGAGAAACTGTTTATACGGAAGGCTCACCTTTCCGTCAGCCATCCGCTTCCGCTGTCCCCACGTCACATTCTCTGAAATTGATCGGCTCTCCTCCTGCGCCAGAGAGGACATGATGGTAATCAGCAGTTCCCCTTTGCTGTCCAGGGTAAAGATGTTCTGCTCCTCAAACCAGACCTCGCAGCCCACCTCCTTCAGCTTGCGAACCGTGGTCAGGCTGTCGACGGTATTGCGGGCGAACCGGCTCACGCTCTTCGTGATGATGAGGTCGAACTTGCCCGCAAGGCCATCCTCAACCATCTGGTTGAAGCCGTCGCGCCGCTTGGTGTTGACCGCGCTGATCCCCTCGTCCGTATAGACGGTGATGTACTCCCAATCGGGGCGGCTCTTGATCAGTTTGGTGTAGTAGTCCACCTGCGCGTCGTAGGAGGTCTTCTGCTCGGCGGAGTCGGTACTGACGCGGGCGTATGCTGTGACGCGCCGCCTGACCATGGAATTGCGCTCCTGCGCCGAGATGATGGGCGTGACGGCGGGAATGACCCGTACATTAGCCATGTTGTTCTCCCTTCATGAAGTTCTCCCTCGCGGCGGCTCTCATCTCGTCCGTCCAACTTTCGCGGCGCGAGGGGGGTGCCCAAGTAAGCGTCCGTTCGGTGCCGTCCTTAAAGACAAACGCCAGAACGCCGTCGTCGGGTATGGTGATTGACGTAACCCTCCTCGTGAAGCTTTCAGCTTCGTATTCCGCAAGCCCCAGCGTCTCCGCGCACTTCTGCTTGAGGATGTCCTCGGGAATCCGCTTTGCCGGACACTCAGCCTTGCCCCGATTGGTGTAGGTCGCGCAAGCCCATGTCGTCTTGGCGTACTTCGTACCGGCGGCATTGACCTTCTTGTGAAAGTTCGCGCCGCACCGTCCGCAGCGGATGATGCCGGTGAACTCGCTGAACGTCTGTTTCCGTGACGGCTTTGCCTTTGCCGCTCGTCTCGCAATCTCGGCTTGCACCGCCTTGAAGGTTTCCGCGCTGACAATCGGCTCGTGCGTTCCTTCCACGTAGTAGCTCGTGAGCTCGCCGCGATTCTGTTTATGGCGCTTGGTGAGGTGATTGTCCACGAAGCTCTTTTGAAGGCACATATCCCCGATCATCTTCTCATTGGTGAGAATGCTCTCGATCGTGCTCTCCGACCAGCGCCCGCCGTTTTTGGCTGGGATTCCGAGCGCTGTCAGCTTCTTCATGATGGCGTTCCTGCCCATACCGCCCAGGCAGTCGGCAAAAATCATCCGCACCACCTCGGCTTCCGCCGGGTTGATCGTCAGTTTGCCCGCCTTGCAGTCGTAGCCGTAGATGCGCATATGCCCGGCGGCTTTCCCTTCCTTGAAGTCCTTGCGGATGCGCCATTTGCAGTTTTCGCTGACTGAGCGGCTCTCCTCCTGCGCGTATGCCGCGAGGATGGTCAAAAGCATCTCCCCGTCGCCTGACAGCGAGTTGAGGTTCTGCTCCTCGAAGAACACGCCGACGCTGAGCGCTTTGAGTTCTCGAACGGTCTGCAAAAGATCGACGGTGTTGCGGGCGAAGCGCGAGATTGACTTTGTAATGATAAAGTCGATCTTCCCCGCCCGGCAGTCATCAATCAGCCGCCGGAACTCTGGGCGGCTGTCCTTCGTGCCGGTTTCCGCCTCGTCGGCATATACGCCGGCGTATTCCCATTCCGCCCTACTCTGGATCAACTCGCTGTAGAAGCTGACCTGTGCGGCGAGCGAGTGGAGCATCTCGTCCTTTCCGCAGGAAACGCGAGCGTAAGCGGCAGTGCGTTGGCGAGTCAGGATTTGTGGCGCGAGGTCAAGTTTCGTGATTTTCTTGTTCATGGTAGCCTCCTTTCATGCTACCATATATCACTCTTTCTTCCCCACATAGCAAGTTACGTTCAAGGTATATGCTTCGGGATGATAAACCGTATTTCCACGCGAGCTTTGCGCCGATCACCGACATCTCGTCGGCGGTAATGATGCCGCCAACGAGCCATTTCGTGAATACCGCCATCGCCGCCCTGTAGCGGAGGATCGCTTCTTCCTTGGTCATGCCGAACCCCTCCGCGCGGCGGCAAGACACTCCTTAGAGCAGTATTTTCGGTGGTCGTTTCCGTAGCTCTCAAACGCTTTACCGCACTTCGGGCAGATGAAGTGGTAGATCGCCTTTCGGTTCAAGGCTTCCGGATGCACCTTCCACCACGCAGACCGGCACTTGTCCGAACAGAAGCGTTTGCGCTTCGAGCCGGGCGTATGGATCAGCAGGCGTCCGCAATTTGGGCAAACATCCGCCGTGGCGTCATCCGCTTCTGGCGGCGGAACCGCGCAACCGACACCGAGCCCATTTCGGCGACAGTACGATTGCACGGTGTTGACGGGTATGCCGAGCGCGGTGGCGATCTTCATATAGCTGTCGCCTTTGCCGCGCAAGGCTGCGATCTGCTGTTTCTGCTTCATTTTCATGGGTCTTGCCTCCGTTCCGAAGGCGGATGGACGCCTTCACCGTAAGCCACGGCGAGGGGCGGGTTTTGCGCGGAAACAAAAAAACCGCGAAACGGCAATAAGCCGAATCGCGGAATGTTTGAGAACTGATCTATGAAGGAGATACCTGCGGTTTACTCGCCATCACCGGTGTGATCAGTATCCTGTTCATCGCGCAGCTTGATCAAGGCGTTCTTGAGAAACGCGGGCAATTTGACGCCCATTTCCCCGACGTTTTCTACCGCCGAGATCCCCTCGTTGGCGATAAAGAAAAACGCCGTGGAGGTGCGGAACACGCCCGCCGCGTTGCCGGTGATGCGGTCGAGCTGGGCCGCCAGGATGACGATCAAGAAGATGGCCCCCTTCTTCATGAGGCCCTCGAAGCCGACCGAGGACTTCAGCGTCTTGGTCTTGAACGCCGCGGCAACGCCGGTGATGTAGTCCATGATGATGAAGATCAAGAGGATCTCCAGGCTCTTGTCCCAGCCGCCCAAGAGGGTCGAAGCTATGCCCGCGCCAATCGCGGTCAGCGTGGAAAAGAAAGTGTCTTTCATTCTGAAACCTCCACAGAATATTCCTTGCTGATCCATAAGACCTCGCCACCAACCAAAACCGGACGCCAACCGTCCGTTTCAGCAGGCACCAGCATAGTACCCTTAGCGACAGCTTTCACCGCGTCATGAGTAGTACCCGGACCGGTGCGGAGGTTGACGGAACCTCCCGTGACGCGGATGCTATTTGTCGGCATCGCAGGATCAGCGGGCGGTTCCGCTGCGGTCGTCAACCCCAGCGCGGCGAACGTCGCGGCGTCGCCTTTGCCGGTGATGGGGAGCCCCGTCTTCTGCTGGAACGCCTTCAGTGCCGCCAGCGTCTTCGAACCAAACTCGCCATCACCGTTCAGGTCGGCGCCATGATCGTTCAAGGCCTTCTGCATCGCAGCCGTCCGGTACCCTTTGTGCCCGTACACCAAGTCACAGGCTGGATTGTACCGCGTCAGCGCGCAAACCTTCCCGGCGTAATGCGTCAGGCTGTCCATCCGGACGCCGTAAGCCGTGCCGCGCGCATGCACGATCTTGGACGCGGACGCCACCATCGTGACGTGCGTGATCTTGTTCGCTCGGCTGGTCTTCATGGTGTTCAGGAACTGCAGGTCGCCCGGTTGGTTCGCCTTAGCGATCACGGACGAGCCGCCCAGCTTCTTTCCGATCTCGGTATAAGTCGCCGGCCAGAGCAGTTCGAAGTCATCGTCATAGACCTCATTGCAGGAGAGCGGAACGCGTCCGCCATACTTCCACGCCTTGCCTTGGGTGCTGTACGCGCGCGCGACGAGCGACGAGCAGTCAAAAATGTTCTCCTGCGTCCGTCTTGCTTGGCTGTACCTACAGCCTACCTTGGTGACCGCCCAATCTCGTGCAGCCTTTGCGATTTCCGTATACATCATAATTTCCTGCCTTTCGAGTGAAAAATAGCGCCTTCCGGCGCGTAATCACGTGCTATTTCAACCTATCTTCCAACGTAGCCAGCCGGGCTTCCAGATCATCGATCCGTCGATGCTGTCCCTGAACCGCCGCGATCAATGGAGATATAAGCTCCTCATACCTCAGAGACAGACTGTCAGGGTCTTCATCGCCATACACATCTGCGTCGACAATACCGCACGCGTCGAGCGCCTGCTTCACCTCCTGAGCGATCAAGCCGAAGCGCACTTTTTCAGGTTCGCTTTTCAATCGGAACGCCCGCGGGCGCAGTTTCAAGATGATCTCGCCATCAAGGTCGGCGATATCCTGTTTAAAACGCGCATCAGAAGATACATCCGGCGACTGTGTGCAATACAATCTGCGCCAGCGCCAAGATGTGCGTCCAAGATTCCAAGTGGCGTCCGCTGGCACGACGTGGCAGTTCGAGAAAACAAAGCTGTCCGTGCCATCCTCAGTCCAAAACCCGGCGGAGCGGACAGTATCCATAGAATAGTCAAACGCTTGCAGTTTGCATTCTGTATCAGATACAGACAGTTCACATGAGTCGCCGGGACCGATTGCCATATCAGGTCCGGCATGCACATCCAGCGTGCCGTGCGGCACACTGATGATCGCATTGGAGCTCTTCGGTGTTTCCGTATCGAATATCCGACCGGAAATCTTCAGCCCCTGCGTTTCCCCAGAAGCGCCTGCCTTGCTGAGAACGATCCCGCACGAACTAACCCCTTTCACTTGGTCGTATTGACTCTCCAGATTCCAGTAATGGTCGTTCAGCACGCGCGGGTCAACAAGCGCAGAGGCGCCAAGAAACACCTTCCCATTGATCGCGTACAGGCCACCGATAATCTCGCCCGTGTCGGAATTCACCACCCGGAAGCCTGTGTCGGTGATCGAAGTGCGCGTATTCACGACGGAAGAACCCGACGGAATCGCCTGCGGGATATCGATCACGGTCGGTTTCCCGACCGACGCCCAAGCGGTGCCGGTCCAGCGACGCAGGTCGTTCGGCGTAATGCTGGTGTTCAGCCACAGCGTATCGACCACGGGATTCGCAGGAGCAGTGCCCTGCATGATGGGATCGTTCTGATCCGAAACCGTATATTGTGCTCGTGCAAGTGCCATTATGACACCTCGCAGGTGAAGGTTGTCTTTACTGTCACATCATCCCCGTCGATGTAGATCACCTTGCCGGTGGCGAACGCCGCGCCGCCGTCCAGCGCGTTCCCATCCTTGTCGCGACGATACCAGGTATAGGCCCGGGTGTGCTTGTAGGTGGCGTCCGCGGTCACGTCGGCCCATGCGGAGCCGGAGTAGCGCATCAGCGCCACCTGAGGCGTCGTCGTAGTGATCTTGTAGTAGAAATCACCCGTCGCGGGCGAGGAAGGCGCAGGGGCGGAAAAGGTCACCGACTTGAGCGCGTCGGTCTCAGCTCCGTTCTGCCAGACCCGGCAGATTAAACAGGACGTGCCCACGGTGTTCTTGAACACGCTGCCGCCGGTCGATTCGATGGCGGCTTGGTAGTTGTCCGTCTTGTCGGTTAACGTGATCGTGTCGGTGTAGGTCTTGCCGCCGTAGGTCATGGCGCACTGGTATGCTTGAATGCCGACTACGTCAGTACCGCTCACGCTGAGCGTGGACGCCGTTTGCCCGGAGATCGTCGTCCAGGAGCCGGCGGTGTACTTCTTCCAGACGTAGGTGGCGCCGGAAGAGATGGCGGTCGCGCCGTCGTAGGCGGCGGTCGCCAAGGTCAGCGTGCCCGACTGGTTCTGGAACACCGCGCCATTCGGCGCGTAGACCGAGAAGACCACCGCGTTCGCGCCTGCCGCTCCCGCAGCGCCGGTATTGACCTTGGACCAGGTGATGGCAAGTGTGGTGCTGACGGGCGATGTGACTGGAACGGACAGCGTGCCCTGCTGCTGGCCCGCGCCGCCTAGCGTGGCGTTGGCCGCAATGGTCAACGTGATGGGGATCTCACTGTTCACAACGCTGCCCACGGCGACCGTCATACCGGAGGGCACGCCTGTGACGGTCCCCACCGTGGGCGTGACCTTGGTGGTTCCGGTGTAGGCCACCACATTGCAGACGACGCTGGTGGCGGAGACCTGGCCGGAGGCGTTTCCGGCAAAGGTGATGTTCTCGTTGGTCAGCATGGCGACGGAGGCGGATGCACCGCTGGAACCATTTGCGCCCGCCGCGCCGTCGGCGACCTTGTACACGCTGGTCGCGTCTCCGATCCCGGCATCCGATGTGACCGCGCGGATGGTCGCCACATCGCTGACCCATACCGCGTGCGCAGGCTTGACCACCAGCGTCGTGGTGGTGATCACCGTATTGCCGTCACCGGTGGGGTAGTCCGTCCAGACGCCGGAGGAATTCTTGTACTGCCACTTGGAGAAGGTGACGTTCTGGATGTTCGCAGTCAGCGTGATGGACGCAGGGTTCGGCGTCGGGGCCCCCGAGGCGTACTTGAACACCTGCTCACCGGAGATCCAGCAGTTCTTTGCGTTCTGGCCGGTTTTCACCAGCGCGAAGTCAATGGCGGCGGAGACAGAAATGGACTCCCCGGTGTCCGGGTCAGTATAGGTGACATAGACGATGTAGGTCAGCGTGCCCGCGGAGATCGAAGCCATCCTGTTCTGAGAGACGGTCAGTACCCCAGAGGCGACCGATTCACCGGTAGTCAGCGCTGTCTCGTACGCGGAACCTTCCCGACGCTTCCAGTCAATCGTGAGCCCTGCCTGAGTAAGTGGGATCTGAGCCTGATCGGCGTAAACCACCGGCGTCAGTACGACGTTGCCGGCAGAAATCGACCAGTCCGGGGAGAAGGTTCCCGCGTTGACATCCTGTACCTGGATTCGCGGTTGATTGGAGTTGATGTAGCAGGACAGCGATTTGCCGTCCGCGAGGTCCACGATGCTGATCTGTCCGGTTGCCAATGCGGCCATGTTATTCCTCCTCCAAGGTGCAATGAAAAACCGCCTGGCGCTTGACGTCGGCGGCGGTGACGGTGATGGATTTGGTACCCCGGTGTGAGGCGTTCCACAGGGTATCGCCATACGTATCTGGACTCGAGCGCGTCCAGGAAAAGCGCGAGGCGTCGTATTGAGCGGTGAGGTCGGTGGCGCCGCGCAGGACACGGGCGGTCAACACCGTCTCCGGCACCTCCGCGGTCAGTACGCCGCCCCGAGAAGCGACGATGGAGAGCGTGATGCCCACCGTCTGCTCCGCGACGCCGATCACGCTGCCGTTGGCGGAGAGGTCGATTTCCTCCACCGATTCGGGTTCCAGCTGCGCTGCCGAGATGCTCTCCATGGCGATCTTCCGACCGGAGATGGTGGAGGGCAGCTGCCAGGAGGCAACGGCGGTCTTTCGCATATCCTGACGAACGGAGCCCAACTCAATGGACCGGAACTTCTCATTCAGGCAATCAAACTCGACGCGGTTGACTTCGGTCAGGACGTCCAGCTGAATCCCCGGGTGCTTCACCCGGACCCGGTCGTAGAGGAACACATCCTCCAGGCTCCGGTACTGGGCGTATTCCTCCGTGTCGCCCAAGGAAAGGAATTCGACTTTCAGAGACACCTTGGGCAGGTCGGCGTCGTTTGCCAGCGCGGCCAGCGCCTCCCGGATCATGCGCACCCTTATCATGGTTTTTGTGACGGTTTTCGTTTCCTTGCACTCGCCGGAACAGGTCAGCGCCTGCACATGGGGTGTTGGGTATAGGGAAGCGCGCGGGCTGTCGATCCAGGTCTGATCAGCCGCGATGGTGTACACTGTGCCGTCCACGTTATAGGTGCCCGGCGCCAGCAGCAGGTCCTTTCCGCTCTTGTCCTTTCCGACCGGCACGATACGCGTGACGATGTCCGATGCGTCCACCTCGCAGGAGACGCCCAGCAGGTTCTTGGCGTATTCAATCCTCACGCCGCGGTTCAGCCCCGCGTCCCGGAGCAGGTAGAAGTCGTAGTTGTCGCGGATGATCTCCGCGCCCCACAGCGCCGCCACACCGATCTCGGGATCGAGCAGCGCGCTGACGGGGTTGACCCGCTTCCAGCCGTCGATCACCCGCTCGCCGCCGACGTCGGTAAAGCCGGAGAAAGGCGTGGACACCTGGCAGTTCCCCAGAATCCTGTCAATCGCTGAAACACAATCAGTCTGCCCGGCAGGGTAGGACGTGAGGTTGTTCAGGAGGTCGTAAAAGATGTGACGGGCATAGGCCGTCACACCATCGTCCCGAAGTTCCACCTTGTAGATGCGAAAGAGTTGGTCGGCCACGATCCAAGCGGGTGCTACAGTTTCAATGGCGGCGGGATTGTTCGGCCAGTCCTCGGTCAGTGTGTACTGGATGGCCGATTTCGCGACCCAGCCGTAGTAGGTGAAGTCCTTCCACCGCCAATGACCTTTATAGCGATACTTCTTGCGTCCTGTGAAGATCCCCTTGTATCGGTCCTCGCCCTTGAAGATGATGGGGAGGTTCATGCCCACCGGCAGGTTCTTCTTCCGGACCTTGTTGCCTGAGGAATAGTAGTACAGGTTCCGCTGGGTTTTCGTGGTGCCGGTCTTGATGGTCCACACCTCATGGGCGGTCACCAGCGTGCCTTCTGGGGTGATGGGCGGCACGGTGCGCACGGGAACATCGCATTTCAGGATATAGTCGTTCTGGAGGAACATCCAGCGCCCATTCTCGTCGATGGGGTGTTCCAATTGGATCTCCGAGAGGTCGTTCCGCGCCTCGGTGTGAACGCAAGAAGTTGGTGAAAGCGCTCCGCACAGGCCCATCGTGTCAAAGTCCTCAGAATCGGGGGAATAGACATACACCTCACCCATATCAGAGCGCCCTCCATTTGGGGGTGATGGTGAGGCGGGTTACGTTCCCTGTCCAGGAGATCGCGGGCGTTCCTACCGGCCGCGTCGGCCACTCGGCGCCAGTCAGCGAGCCAGTCAGGTTGATCCCATCTATGTACGCCAGCCGCTGCGGCACGTCGATGGTGATCGAGGACGCGAGCCCGGCAATCCCTAGCGTCACCTCTCCGACCATCAGGTCAATGTCGCCGTTTCCCTCCACCGTGATGATGGGTTCCGCGAAAACAGTGCCCTCGTTCAAGATCTGCCCCGGCGCTGTCATCACGATGTCCGGCATGTTCAGAAGATACAGGAACGGCTGGCAGCGAAAGTTGACGGTGAACTTGCGGTTGGGCCGCCCGCGTACCACCGTCTCGAAGTCGATCTGGTTACTGACGCGGGCGTGGTAATAGCCGGTTGGTTGGTTTCCGAACATCACGACGCCGGGTCCGTGCAGCCAGGCGGAGAACGCGGGGATGGACGCTGGGTTTGGCGCGATGCACTCGCAGGGTGCGATGAATTCATCGTACACACAGTCGCCTTCCGTAATCGTCAACGTGCCGCTGCGCCCCGGCACTGCCTGCGTCGTCACACGCTCCTTGGGCCGGGAGATGGCCGGGTGGGTTAGAACATGCACGCCGTAGTCGGTACACTTCACGCCATTCCAGGCGAACCAATCGGCCATTATTTCACCCCCATGCCCGCATACTGGGTTTTGTTGAACTGCGCCAGCTCAATGGCGAGGCTCCGCACGTCCTTTTCGTCCCGGATGTAGAGTTTGTCCACCTGTACGGTCACGCTCTGGTCTTGGTGGTAGGTGCGTCGGTTATCATAGGCACTACTCACGGATGCGCCCGCCTGCGCCGCGCCGGTCAGGTAGCGCGCAGCGTTCTGGATGATCTTCGCTTGGGCTTTGCTTTCGAGGATGGTGCCCTCGCCGATGCCCCGAACCATCATCCGGCCGACTTCGTCCCGGAACACCCGAGACGGGGACTGGATCTTGAGCTTCGCCTTCGCGGCGCGCACGGCGGCTTCGGCCACGATCTTCATGGCGTTCACGACCAGATTACGGCCGCTCAGGATGCCGAGGGCGAGGCCAGTCATAACAGAAAGGCCGATAGGTTTCGTCGTACTCATGGATAGTCCAGTTTTCAACGCTGAAATGGCTTTCGCCGACGTAACCCCGGCCGCGGAGCCGAACCCGTAGGCCATCATGCCACCCGCGATACCGGAAGACAGGTCGACGCCTATCGGCCGCGTCATGGTGGAGGGCGAGTGCGTCTGTGCCGCGGCACGCAGCGCGGTTTCAATGGAAGTGGCGACTGTGGCCGCATCTCCAGTCCAGCCATAGGCAGTGAGGCCACTCGCGATGCCGGCGGAAATGTCATTGCCGACACCCAGATACTCGTCCGCGGTCCGCACTACGGTGAGCAGCGCGTTCAGCTGCTCGCGCACCTTCGCCTCGGCGTCGGCGTCAAGCGTACCACTGCTGAGCGCCGCCATCGCCTGGGCGATGTAGGTGGCGATGCTCTGAAGTTCCTCAGGGTTGAGGCTAAAGAGTTGTTCCAGCACCACCGACTTGCCCTGCTGGGCGCTTAAGGTTTCGCCGGCCGCGGCCAGATCCTCCACGCCCTGCACGAGGCTGGTGATGGAGGTGACTTTGTCGGAGGTGCTGGATTTCAGCCAGTCGGGCAGGAAGTTCTGCGGCTTCGTGTTCAAGCCTGCTTCGGCGTTCTGAACGCCCTCCGGGGAACCGATCTTCGGCAGCACCTGCACGTGGAGTACGCCGTTCTCGTCGGTGCCCAGCACCAGGTCGGTAGCCTTGATTTGCGCGACGGCATCGGGCGTGACCGGGATCGGGACGCCGTGCTCATCGTATAGCGCCAGAAGTCCGGCGTTGAATTTGTCCTTGAACGTCTGCTCCGCACCTTCGACCATGCCGACCTTCATGACCTGGCCGTCGAGGTCGATGGGGTTCGCCGCGCGGAAGTCCGCCGCGGCTTGGGCGTCGATGGGCGTCAGTTGCACGATGCCAGTGACGGTAGCGGAGAGCGTCGTGGTCAATGAGGACGTGTCGGTCTTGAACTGCTCCCACGCGGCGGACGCGCTGGTCAGGTCCAGGTCCACCAGCACGCGCTTGACCTCGTCCGGTAGCGCCTCATTGAACATGGTGGAAAGGCCTTCGAAGGACCCGGCGTTAGCCTTGAGGAAATCGGCGATAGAGGTGTACCCGCCCAGCACGTCCGTGATGTTGAGGTCGGGGAAAAGCTTCTGCGTCTCCTCGGGCGTGAATCCGCCCTGCTGGACCGCGTCCTGGATCTGGGTCAGGATCGCAAGGTACGAGGCCAGTTCGCCTTCATCCATGCCCTTCGTCAGCTCGTCCAGTTGCGTCAGGATGCCGGAGGTATTGCCGCCCTGGGCGGATGCGATCTGGAACTCGGAGAGCAGGCCGACCAGCTTCTGAAGCTTCTCGTCGGCCCCACCGAGCTCATTGCTCTGTAGCAGCATCGGCTCCACAAGCTGGGACAGCGCCTCAGCGTACTTCCGGGCGCCTTCGAGTTTCGCCTGGTTGTGCTGTTCATTCAGTGCGTCGAGCGCTTTCTGCTTGTCCGCGCCATCCTGCATGGCGGCGATGACCTTGTACTCGGAAGCGTAGGTCTCCTCGAGCGCGGCATTGTACTCGGCGCTGCCCTGGGTAGCGGCCTTCATGGCATCGGCGTACAAGTCGATGGAGGTGGAACCGCCCTCTGCTTCCAGCCTCGCCTTCTCGGCCTCCACGCCCTGCAAGATCTTCTCGTACCCGCCGGATTCCCCCAGCGCGTACTCCAGCTTGATCTGCACCCGCTGAGTGACGATCTCCTCAAGCCGCGCCTGATCCTTTTCGGTGAGTTTCCCGTTCCGGCGTTTTTTGAGTAGAGATTGGACTTCCTTGTCGTAGGAATCGAGCTGTTTCAAAACCTCGTCCGAGCGCGAATCCTTGACGCCCAGCCCGGAGAGGATCTTCTGGCGCTCCTCAACCGCTTGGCGCAGCTGATCACTGTCCGCCTTGAACTCGTCCACATAGGACTTGACGATTTCTGAGGTTTCCTGCTTGCCGTCGGTCCAGGTGGCGTTGAGCCGGGAGAGCCAATCCTTTGATTCCTCGATCCCGCCGAAGCTGTCCGGGGTCAGGCCGAACCGCGCGAACGCGTCATTTCCAGTATCGAATACGGTGGAGGCTTGCTGCTCCGACCATTCCTTGGCTGTCTCCGCCATGCCCTGGAGCGCTTCGCGGGCTTCTCTAGCACCGGAGGCGTAGTCGATCCAGCGGTACGCGCCATACAGCGCCGCCGCTGCGACCGCCGCAATGCCGACGGGTCCCAAGAGGCTCCCACACGCGGCCAGCACACCCTTCATCCCGCCGCCCGCGGAAACCGCGGTGGTGATCAGTTTCCCGAACCCGGTGGAGAACGTTCCGACGGCGGTATTCAGCTTGCCCAGCACCAGAATCCCCGGTCCGATCCCGGCGACCCACGCGGCCGCGGTGATCAGTGCCTGGCGCTGGCCCTCGTCCAGTTCCATGAGGCTGTCCAGCAGATCGTGCGCGCCAGAGATCATTTTCTTGAGGGTCGGGGAAAGGTCGTCGCCGATCGTCTGCCCGAGCAGCTTCACCTTGTTGCCGAGGATCGTGATCCGGCTCTGGGTGGTGGCGTACCGAGTGGATGCCTCCTTCGTCAGCGCGGTATTTCGCTTCCACTCGTCGTTTGCCATGGTAAGAGACTTCCCGAACAGCTCATTGGCATTGGTGGCGCGCAGCAGCGTATCCCGGAGCCTGACTTCGGTGATGCCCATGTCCTGCAGTGTCGCGATGGCGCTGATTCCGGACTCGTCCATCTTCGAAAGGCCCACGATGAACGCCTGAATGGCAGACGCCGCGTCAGTCTTCCATGCCTCACGGAATTCGGAGGACGTCATGCCGGAGACCTTCGCAAAATCGGACAGGCCGTTCTTCCCGGTCTCCGCGGCCAGCTGCATCTGCACCATGATCTTGCTGAACGCAGAGCCGCCCGCTTCGGCCTCGATGCCCACTGACGCCAGCGCAGCGGAGAAGCCCAGGATCTGCGATTCGCTAAGCCCGACCTGCGTGCCAGCGGAGGCGAGCCGAGTCGCCATGTTGACGATGTCCCGCTCCGTGGTGGCCATGTTGTTGCCGAGCTCGACGATGACCGAGCCCAGACGCCCGAAGTTGTCCTGGGCCATGCCAGTCACGTTGGCAAACTGGGCGAGCGCCGTCGCGGCTTCTTCAGAAGCCAGGTTCGTCGCGTTGCCCAGGTCGATCATGGCGCGTGTGAATGGCGTCAACGCAGCGTTCTTGATGCCTAGCTGGCCCGCATTCTCCATGACGGCAGCGATCGCGTTGGTATCCGCCGTCACCTGGGTGGACATGGTCTTTACATCGGAGGCAAGCCGCTTGTACTCACCCTCAGTGGCATCCACGGTCTTCCGCACGCCAGCGAACGCTTCCTCGAAATCGATGGACGCTTTGGCGGCGGCGACGCCCAGCCCGGCGAGCGGAACAGAGACGAATGTGGTCAGTTTCTGTCCGGTGCGCTCCAGCGCCTGGCCGGCGGCGGTGGCCTTCTTCCCAAAGGACTCCATGGCGGCGCCCGAGGCGAGCCACTTCGAACGTGCTTTTTCAAGCCGCTGTGTTGTGCTCTGGATCGCGGCTTCGGTTTCCTTGAGCGCGGCCTTGGCATGGTTGAGGTTGGTTTCTGCCTTCGTCACTGCGTCAGCGGCGCTCTGCATGGACTTTCGGCTGGCGCCTAGCTGGCCTTCCAGCCTCTTGATCTCCGCGCCGGTCGCCTTGTACTGTTCCTCGAGGTCCAGCAGTTCCAGCCCGAGCCGGTTGGATTCGTCGCTGTTGTCGCCGGTCGCCTTGACGCTGGCCTGGTAGGCCGCGCGGGTCTGATCGATCCGGCCCTTGAGGTCGGCGTACTTCGTCCGGGCGCCATCCAGCGAGGTGTTCAGTTCATCATTCTTCCGGACGGCGGCCGTGAGCTTCGCGTTGGCGGCGTCCAGTGCACGCCGGTACTGCTCCACCGCCTTCTGCTGGAGGGCCAGCTTGTCCCGGAGCATAGAGAGGTTCGCGCCCAGCCCGGTGGCGGACTTCTCAAACCCGGCCACACCGGCGCCCGCCTTCTTGAACCGGCTCTCCGCCTGCTGGATCTGCTTATTGATGCTGCCAAGGTTCCGGGAGAAGTTGTCCGAGTCAAGGGATAGCGACACGACGAGGTCGCGCAGGGTTTCGGCCACAGGTATCGCCATCCTCTCACAAGAAAATCAGCGTGGCCGTTGCGGCCACGCCTCGTCGATGAACCTTCGTTTCGGGATCTTTGCGCACTCTTCGTGCCGCGCGTCCCAGGCGCGGACAGAGAGAAAGCCGGGCATGTCCATGCCGTCGATGTCGGTCATGGTCCACCCGGCTTTCAAGAGTTCGTTGTAGGTTGCCAGGATGTAATCGTGCAGCGTCAGGACGCTTTCGTCTCCTGCGCTGCCGGAATAGGGAATTCCGAGAGCACGGAAGTGGCTTGCGCCTGGACTGCCATCATGGCGAAGGTGACGTCGTGGATCAGGCGGTCCACCGGGTAATGATCGAATACGTCATCAGCAGCGAACTGGTTTCCGAAGAGGATGCAGAACCAGCGGACCAGCACGTCCATGGCTTCCTCAACGCTGGTTTCGTCGGGAACGGCGTTGCCTTCCAGCGCGCTCTTCGCGAGTCCGGTGATGTGGGCGTGCATTTTTGCGGCGGGCCCCATCTCGCGCAGCGCGCGCCCCGACACGAAATCAATGGAGTACTTCTTCTCCCCAAGGGTGCAGGTGATCATGATTGGCGCTCCCTTCTAAATAGAATCAGTCACAGAATCAGGTGCCGGAAGGCGTGACCACCGGCGTGTACACGCTGGACAGGAAGGCCGCAGCCTTTTCGGCGGTGAACCCGTTCTGGCCCTCGTCAGCAATCGCCTGATAGCGTCCATCATTGGTACGCTTGAGGAACGACCACTCGAGCTTGCCGGTCTGCCGGGTCAGCGTTTTTCCTTCCTTGGTGTGGTACTGCTCGGTCGCGGGCTTGGCGCGACCCTTGAAGAGCCACACGTATCGGTACGTTCCATCCGCCTTCTCGCTCTTAAACCCAAGCGCAAAATAGGGCGGCGAATCACCCGCGGCGCGGAGGAGCACGCCGTTGTCGTCAATGGTGTTGCCCAGGATCATCTCCTGGAGCGCGAGCGGAATGTCCGCCATCTCCATGGTCAGCTTGACGTCGGGATGAGGTAGATGCATCAGCGCCGTACTGCTTTGCAGCAGCCGGTTTCTGCACATCCCCTCTTAAACCGTACGGACACCTCTCGGTGTATACGGCTTGCCATTTGTCATCTGCCGTTTGGCTCATGGATTCTATCGTGACATTGAGGGCATACAGCCAGCGTTTTGCGCCGCTTTTTCCTCATCAGCGTTTCCCAGTCAGAGCTCCCTGTCAGGTCGGCCATTTTGCGGACGTGGTGCATCACCATTTCCTTGGTTTTTGCTCCACATAGTTCGCATTCGCCTGTTCTTAATCTCCCTGCCAGTGTGTTAGGCGCATCATACTCCCTGAATTGGGGTAATGTGTCGCCGACGTTCTGCACGGGTTGTTTTTTGCGTTTGAATCCCCCATCGTAGAAGTAGCAGTGCCTTGTTCCGCTTTTCGTCCCGTATGGTACCCTAAATTTCCCATCCACGCTGAATTTGGCAATAGCCTGCTTCATGCTGATGCGGTATTTCCGCGCAAAGGTCTTGTACATGCTGTATTCCATGATGTATGCAAACTTGCTGATGACCGATGCGTTATGGGCAAGGGCATAGTAGTTGTACAGTCCACGGATTTCAGCATTATACTTACTGATGATTCGTACGTCCTCCAGGTTGTTCAAGTCCCCTCGATGGATCGGCACCCATTTTTCCTTGTTATGGGTGTCCGTTGTGATGCGCATTGCGTCCAGCGCCATCAATTTACTGGCCCATTTTTCATGGGGCACCAGCAGCTTGATATTGGCGGTGCACACGCGCATGATATCGCCATCCTTGCATCTTTTCCGTATGCCCTCATAGTTTCGGGTTATGTCATAGCTCAAAAACCGCGCCAGTTCGGATGCGTGCGTGATCTTGGTTTTCTCATCAGACAATTCCAGCTGTAATTCTTTTGCCAGAAACGTCTTTATGTCCGCCTTGATTGCCTGCGCATCTTCGTTGCTGCCGATAACGCCGATGATGAAATCGTCTGCGTAACGACAGTACGTCAGGCGTTTGTAGTTTTCGCTGGCTGGCATATAATGCGGAACTCGCATGAATCGGTTCCGAAATTCTTTGCACTGTTGGAGTACATCTCGCTTTTCCTGCTTATCCAACGTTCCCCAGTGGGGTTTGTGCTTTTTGCGCAGCCTGGCTAACCGTTGACGGTCGAGGTGATACTTGGGGTTGATGCGGCGGTATGGCTTTCCCACATTGAATCTTTGCGCATACATCTCCATGTGCGAATCCAGTTCATGCAGATAGATGTTGGCAAGGATTGGGCTCACACCAGAACCTTGGGGCGTACCACTATATGTATGGTGGTATGTCCATTGCTCCATATAGCCCGCACGCAGTAATTTCCACATGAGCTCAATGAATTGTTCGTCGGCGATACGCCTGCGAAGAATTCCAATGAGCACATGATGGTCAAAGCTATCAAAGCACGCCTTGATATCGCCCTCCACGAACCAGTTGATTCCTGTGAAGGTGCTTTGGATCTGCGCCAGCGCCGTATGGCAACTATGGTCCGGCCTGAACCCGTGGGATTTGGGAGAGAACGTCGGTTCGTAGATGCTTTCCAGCAGCATACGCACCACTTCCTGAACCAGCTTGTCCTCACTGGACGGTATACCCAATGGGCGCTTTTTCGTACTGTTCTTTTTCTCGATGTACGATCTGCGCGCCGGATTTGGCTGATAGCTGTGGTCTTTCAGCCGCTCAATGATTCGCTGGATTCGCTTTTCGCCCATTCCATCGATGGTCTTGTGGTCACTTCCCGGCGTCATATTGCCCGGCGCGGCGTATATCCGCTGATATGCCAGCCAATAGAACTCGGGGTTGTACAGATTTCGGTAAAGCCGCTCAAACCTGTACGTAGAATCCTTAGCCTTTTCGGCCAGATTTTCCAATACTGTTTTCGGACTCCTCAATGCCTCTCGCATCCTTCCTTTGTAGTATTGGAAGACAAATTGCTTCCCTTCGCCATGTGGCTGGCTTTCCCAGCCTCGGACTACTACGGAAGCTCTGTTGCCATATTGGATATTCAGGGCTCGCCCATAGCCGCTTGCGGCACTCCAACGTAGGCAATCACCGTTTTGTACAATGAAGATATGAGCTTGCTATGGTATCGGATGTGGTTTTCGCCATTTGTCCGCACCTTGCGGCTGGTTTGTCCCGAGTACATTGCGAAATCATCCCGACCCTGTGATTTCACCGGGACAGCGGCGTTTCAACTTCCCATTTCGCCGCGGGCGTCTATATTCCCAACCTCTGGCTGCCATTTAAGCAGTATAGCTTTCATCCTCGTCCATCGCTTTCCATCTTGGCATTCAGTAGCGCCTTGGGTAGTTAAGGCGACTTATACCTTCTTACGGCATGCTATTGTCCCGTGCTCAGTTTCCCTCGCAGGTAAGCCGCTGATGGCAGGGTGCGGGGCTTTATTGGCCTCGCGGTTGCACTTTAGCCTGGCGCTTGCTCAGGGCGCATTCTTCATTGCCTGCGCAAATAGCTCACGCTACTTGCTTACGGTCGCACGTCAGGGTACACGACGTCACCCTCGACGTCATCGTAGTATTGCACCTCAGGATCAGCGTTTTCCGGGGCAATTTGCGCGTCGATGGCGCCGGCGAGCAACTGCAGCGTACCATAGGCGAGCGTGGCTTCGGTATCGGTGGTCAATGGCGCGAGCACCACGTTTTTCAGACCGACGGTGCTGGATACCGCGGGGGATGCGGTGGGTTCAGGCATGTGAGTTCCTCCGTTCTGTTGTTTCTGAATTACAGAAGCCCCCGTTTGTTGAGGGCTTGGTTCAGGAGCTTCTTCATTTCTTTATAGGCTTCGTCCGCCTTGGCGTCGAAGGCCGGGCGTACGAACGGGTGCGGCGGCGCGGGATGCGGGCCGCCATGCCCGAACTCGACTGGCTGGGCATATGGCGCGCCGCCTTCTGCGGCGTGGACACCGACCGTCACCCGAGCGCCACGCCGCCCGGACGCTTTCTTGATTCGGAGCGCACCGCGCAGATTCCCGGATTGCGGGCGTGGATCGGTGCTGGCGTTCTGGATCATCTGCTCCAGAACCGGCTGCGCGGCTGTTTCGAGTATCCGGTTGGCAGATGCCCCTCCGCCCGCGTCCGAGCGCAGAAGGTCGGCCATCCGGGCGAAGTCCTCGCGTAACTCCGTACTACCCTGGAATTCAAGGCTCATGGCGATGCCTCCATCCAGAAAACCCACGTCCAGGATACGAGATACTGGCGCGATTCTTCGTCGGGCGAGGCACGCTCGTCTTCCTCCACCATAGCGAAGCCCGCTGCGCGCATCGCGGCTCGAACCGCTAGGATAGTGTCAGTGGGATCGGGATCGCTCCAGAGGTTCAGGTAGACGTATACGCGATAGCTGCAGTGAGAATCATCCCAATGCTCCTCCTCGGTGGTCATTGTAGTGTAGACAATGTATTGCGCCGGCGCGGCCGGCTGCGCGGCGGTGGGCTTCCAAGCGCCCGGAAAGGCGGGGATGCCAGTGGGGCTCAGCGCGTCCTGTACCCGTTTCATCAGCCCACCGCCTTTACGGACGTCGTGGTCAGCTTAAGGTACCGGCGCTTGAAGTCGTACTCGCCCAGCTTCGTGATCCCGTACTTCTCTTCCCGGAAGCGCACCCACATGCCGGGCGCAATGTCCCCGCGACAGCGGATGATAAAGCGCAGCCCGTGCTCGGCGGTCTCGGCGTCTCCGACGAAAAGGTACCGCGAGGAATCATCCTCGATGCCAGCCCACACCCGGCAGACGATCTCGTCCGTTTCCACAGGGTAGCCGTTCTCGTTGGCTGCGTTTATCGTGCGCCCAATCTCGACCATATGCCGGAGCTGGCCCGGATGCGGGGTGTTGCGCTGCATGGGCCTGCCTCCTTAAAACATCTGTTCAATGGCGCGGTGCGGATAGAGCAGCGCCCGAAACGCGGCGGTCATGACGTTGTAGCCGTTCTTCTCAGAGCTGTCCCGGCATTCGTAGAAATGGGAGGCCATGAGAAGCACAGCCAACCGCATAGCCTGCGGCGCGTTTGCGTCAAAGGACGTGCGACAGAAGTCCTCGGCGGCTGCCTGGGCCTGCATGAGAAGGGACGCGAGCAGCGCGTCCTCCTCGTCGTGCTGGATACGCAGGTGCGCTTTCAGCTCGGGGACAGTGACGGTCATTCCCGCATCGCCTCAGTTTCCATGAGGCCGACGGCGCGGAGCGTGTTCAGCAGGGCGTTGAAATCCTCACGGAGCGCGGCGATGGTCGCAGCCTCACTGTCCGAGAGGAAAGGCGCCTTCGGCATGGAAAGCGCCTCGCCGAGCCCGGAGACCTCCGCTCCGGGCAGAAAGGTCAGTTTCCCGCCGATGACGGTTTCCCGACCGCCGTGGGCGGTGTAATTCCTCGTCTGGTAATCTTCCATTGCGCTTCCTCCCGTTCATCAGGCGCTCTTCTGCGCCAGTACCTTCACGGCTTCGGGCAGAATCAGCTTGCCGTCCACGCGCTCGGAGGACAGGTAGCCCACCTGACCCGTCGGCGCATACAGTTCGTTCAGACGCTTGAAGGAACGCCCCGCGCGGTCGGCCACCCAGTAGTACGAAAGGTCGCCGAACAGGATGGTCTTGGCGCTGGCGGCAATCACGGGCATGTAGGCGGAGGTGTACACGGGGCGGTTGAGCAGCGTGTCGGGCGTGCCCGCTGTCACGGAGGGCTGCCAGAGGTAGTCGCCGTTGCCATTCTTAAGCTTTCGCAGGGCCTTGACCGTTGCGTCGTTCATGAGGAACGCGGAGCTGCGGCGGTAGGGCGCGCGAAGCGAGTAGAACAGATCCATGACCTCGTCCATGGTGATGGCCGTCGCGCTTGCCGCCGTTACGCCAGTTTCTGCACCGCCCGTTGCGGCCAGGATACCGAGCGGTTTGCCGCTGCCGTTGCCGGTGAAGAACGCTTCCTCCTCGGCGGCGCCGATACGGCGCGCGAACTCGCGGGCGATGTAGGAGGGCATGTCGAACACGCTATCGTTCAGCAATTCCTCCGACACCTTGATCATGGTCGCCAGCTTGTACGCGCCGATGGACACCTGGCCAAAAGCGTCGTCGCTCTCGGGGTAGGCGGCTTCCTCGTCAATCCATGAGGCGCTGCCCTTGGAGGCGACGACGGGGATCTTCCTGTCGCCTGAGGCGGTCGTGATCACCTTGGCGAGCTGCCGGAAGATGTTCTGCTCCTGTAGGGCTTCGATCAAGGTGCGCTGGAACTCATCGGGGACAAGGTATCCGCCTTCGGAATCCGTACCGACCTGCAGCGCGTTGTGTACCTCGTGGGGCACCGACTTGTCGCGCATGACGCGCCAGAAGGCGGCATTGTACTCGTCCGTCGCTCTGCCGGCCTTGGCTTTTCCGGTGGGCGCGTCAGGCTTGCCAGTGAGCGGCGCGGCTGTAGGCCGACCGAACTCGCCGTCCAGCACTGCTTGACGCTCCAGTCGCTCGATCTCTTTGCCGAGGTTCACGACGTCGGCTTCCATCTTGTCATAGGTCGCGGCATCCTCTGCGGAGAGCATTCCGTCGCTGCCGCGCTTGGTGTCCAGGAACGCCTTCGCCGCGTCCCACGCTTTAGCGCGCTTTTCGCGCAGGGTAAGAATCTGGTTCATGGTATCCTCCTCATCATTTTAAAAGCGCCAGCCTCTGTTCGAGGACTGACGCTTTCACTCGGGGCTGTTCAGGTTTGGGAATACTGGCCTTTACCTTGTCCATCAGGCTGTTGGTCACGGCCCTGCGGGAGAAGGAGAAACTGTTTTCGGGCACATCGCCGGGCGGCGCATCCTTGAACAGGATCTCGTCGCAGAAGCCCAGCTCCAGCGCCTTGTTGGCGTTCATCCAGGTTTCCGCATCCATGAGGTGCGACAGCTTTGCACGGGAGAGGCCCGTCTTGATCTCGTAGGCGTTGATGATCGACTCCTTGTATTCGTCCAGCATTTGGATCGCCTTGCGCATTTCCTCGCTGTCCCCGATGGCGACCGTCAGCGGGTTGTGGATCATCATGGTGGACACGGGCGACATGAGCACCCGGGTTCCTGCCATCGCGATGACGGACGCTGCCGATGCCGCGATGCCGTCGACCTTGACCGTCACATCGCCGGGGTACTCCATGAGCATGTTGTAGATCTGCGCCGCGGCAACGCAATCGCCGCCCGGCGAGTTGATCCAGATGGTGATGGGGCCGCTGCCAGCGACGAGATCGGCTTTGAACGCGGCGGGCGTAACGTCATCCGCAAACCAGCTGTCTTCGGCAATCACACCGTCCAGATACAGGGTGCGGGCATCCGGCGCGGTTTCATCGCGCGCAAAGGTCCAGAATCGTTTCATTTAGTTGCCTCCTCGTTTTGCCGTCCGGGCGCGAAAATGCCCGCATCGGCGAGTCGCGTCATATTGCCATTGATCAGGTACAGGTCGCCGCCGTCCTCGGGCAGGATGCGGTCGAGGTTCTCAAGTTCCCGGATGTCGTTGGCGCTCATCCAGCCATTCTGCCGGGCGACGGCATAGCCGTCCATGCGGCTCTTGTAGTCGCCGCGCAGCAGGCCCTCTACATTGAAACGCACAAAATACCGTTGCTTTTCGCCGGGAAGCAGTAGCGCGCGATGCACAGATTGTTCCCAGCGCGTGATCCACGGGGAGAGGGTATACTTCACGAACTCCAGTGATTGCTGCTCAATGTTGCTGAACGAGGATTTCTCCAAGTCGCCCACCATGTGGGGCGGCACCCGGAAGATACGCGCGATCTCGTCGATCTGGAATTTCCGCGTCTCGAGGAACTGCGCCTGCTCCGGGGAGATGGAGATGGGTTTGTAGGCCATCCCTTCCTCCAGCACCGCGATGCGGTGGGCGTTGGAGCTGCCCTGATAGATGGCGTTCCAGGAGTCGCGGACGCGCTTGGGGTCCTTCACGACGCCCGGATGCTCCAGCACGCCGCCCGGCTGCGCGCCGTTCTGGTAGAAGGACGCGCCGTACTCGTCGCAGGCCAGCCCCATTCCGATAGCGTTTTTCGCCATAGCAATGGGCGAATACCCGACCAGCCCGTCGAAGCCCAGGCCGGGGATATGGAGCACATCCGAAAGCGCCAGCCTCACGGTGGACTTGCCTCCCATCGTTCGCACGTCCCCGTCTGTGCGGGTGTATTCGTAGAAGAGGTGTCCTTGGGTGTTCCGGTCCACGGTCATGCGGTCCGGCATGAGCGGGTATAGCGCAATAACCTCCCCACGCCCATTACGGACCACTTGAGCGTAGCCGTTGCCCCACAGGAGCAGGTGGGTCATGAGGGTTTCCCTAAACGAGAACGCCGACATCTCCGGGTTCGGCTCGTCGTGCAGCAGCATGTACAGCGGGTGACTGATCGCCTTTTCCTTTCCTCCGGCGTCGTTGTAGCGGTACACATGCAACGGCAGCGAGGCGATGGCTTCGGATAAGATGCGCACACAGGCGTAGACAGCGGTCATCTGCATGGCGGAGCGTTCATTGACCGCCTTGCCGGAGGTTGTACCGCCGAAGAAGAAGGAATACGCCCCGCCATTCAGAGCGTTGTGGGGTTTGTCACGCGCCCTAACCAAACCAGAGAAAGGATTTCTCATTTTTCCCTCCCACGTTGAGCATAGATAGGAGCAACCTTATCGTTGCTCAAAAGGCCATATGTGACTTGACATTACTCTGGACTTAACCTATAATGGTTCCGGTTACATCATCGCGAAACATCTACAGCTTTTAGCGTTTCTTTATCAAACGCTAGAAGCTGCTTTTTATTGAGAGGGAAGAATGGCAAAGAAAACGTTTTATACTGAGATCGCTTATGCACTGGGACTATCTGTGTTGGCCTTGGGAACCGCGTTAATGGAGGCGGCAGACTTTGGTGTCTCCATGGTGGTAGCCCCAGCATACTTAATCTACCGATGGTTATCACCGATCTACCCATTCTTCACATTCGGCATGTCCGAATATACACTGCAAGCATTCCTGCTGGTTGGCATGACCTTGGTGCTAAGGAAATTTAGGGTTTCCTATCTGTTCTCTTTTATTACGGCGCTTGTCTACGGTTTTTTGCTGGATGGAGCCATGATCCTTGTCGCCTTTGCGCCATTGGATCAATTGGGTTCTCGCATTGGATTCTACATCATAGGAATGTTGCTCTGTTCGATGGGAGTTTCTCTCCTTTTCCACAGCTACATATCTCCGGAGGCTTATGAGTTGTTTGTCAAAGAAGTTTCCGCGCAGCACAACATTAACATTCATAGGTTCAAAACATACTATGATTGCATAAGTTGCATGGTCGGAATTGCGTTATCCTTTATCTTCTTTGGTTTATGGACTTTCGAGGGGGTTAAGCTCGGAACGATTGTATGCGCTCTGATCAATGGATGGATTGTCGGCAGGTTTACGCAGCTGTTTGAAACGCACTACAATTTCCGAGATGGGTTGTCCCTCCAAAAGTACTTCGCCATGTAGTTGTCGGTTGTTTATGCAAGCCCAATTTGAATGTCCACCATCCAGCAAAGCCGGGCATCAGACATACAAAAGCCCTCTCCCATCATAGACCGATCCGTATACGCCACCACCGAGCGTCGCCCTGGCAAATCCCATGATCAGTGCGACTGCGCCGTCGATCTTCTCCGTGGACTTCTTCTTGTTGGGCTTGATGTTGCCCGCCGCGTCCTGGTCGACGACGACATTGCCCATATTCCAGTCGAGGACGGGATGTTTGCCGTGCCGGATTTTCCCCTCCATCACGAACTGGTAGAAGTCCTTCGACGGCGGAGACATGGAGATGAATCCCTGACCAAACGGGAACACCGAAAAGCCGTGCTCCGCGCCCAGTTCCTCCAGATCGCGGCGGATCTTCTCCGCGCCGTAGCGGTCGTATGCGATCTCCCGGATGCGGAATCGCTCCGACAGCTTGGCGATGAACGCCACGATGTAGTCGTAGTCCACCACATTGCCCTCGGTGGTGTGGAATACGCCCATCTTTTTCCACACGCCGTAGGGAACGTGGTCACGCCGCGTCCTGAGGTCGATCACGTCTTCCGGCAGCCAGAAGAACGGCAGGATGGTATGCTTTGTGTCGCCGGCGACGGGCGGGAACACCAGCACCAGCGCCGTAAGGTCGCCCGTGCTGGAGAGGTCGAGCCCGCAGTAGCAGTCGCGGCCTTCGTATTCCTCCCAGTCGATCTCTGTGCCAAGCGCGTCCCATTTATCCATGGGCATCCAGCGGATGTCGGCGTTGCACCATTCGTTGAGCCGGAACTGCCTGAAGTGCATCTCTTCGGCTGGATTCTGTTTTGCCTGCTCATAGGCGGCCCGCACCGTTTCAAGCGGGATCGTCACGCCAATAGAGGGGTTCACCCGCCGCCAGATACGCTCGTCTTCCCAGTCGTCACCGTCCTCGATACCGAACACGGCGGGATAGAAGCTGGGGTCGATCTTGGAACCGTCCAGCACCGCCTTCGCCTTGCAATGGATCTCGTAGCAGATGCTCGTCTTGTCCCTGCCCGCCGTGGTGATGAGGAAGTATAGCGGCTGCCGCCTGGCGTCGCCCGTGAATTTGGTCATGGTATCGAAGAGCTCACGGGTCTGCTGCGCGAACAGCTCGTCAAAAATTAGCCCGCTCACATTGAAGCCCTGCTTGGACTTGGTTTCCGAGGACAGCACCCGGTAGAAGCTGTTCGTGTGGTTGAACACGATCCGCTTGGTGCTCGGAACAAGCTTCGAAAGTGAGAGCAGGTCGCGATTCTGCTCCACCATCGCCTTGGCGGTGTTGAACACGATGCTCGCCTGGTTGATGTCGGCGGCGCAGGAGTAGACCTCCGCGCCCGCCTCGCCGTCCGCGAAAAGCAAGTAGAGCGCGATGGCAGCGGCGAGTTCGCTCTTGCCGTTTTTCTTTCCAACCTCCACATATGCCGTGCGGAACTGCCTGTAGCCGTCCTCGCCAACGATGCCGAAGATGTCGCGCACGATCTGCTCCTGCCAGGGCATCAGGCGGAACGGCTTCCCGTGCCACTCGCCCGTGGTGTGTTTGAGCATTTGAATGAAGTTGACCGCGAAATCGGCGCGCCGGGCGTCATAGCGGCTGGTCGGGAGCATCAGCTTGGTGGGGGTATATTTGTAGCCGCCCAACGGCGCACCTCCTTGGGAAAATAAAAAAGACCTCCGAAGAAGTCTGCATGTACGAGGAACAGCCCTGTCAGCCTGACTCAGGCCGAAAGGGGCGTCCTCTGGGCCGAAAGGGGCGTCCTCTGGGCCGAAAGGGGCGTCCTCTGGGTAAATGGTTGAAGTTTACTCCGCTTCGCCCGTCAGGATAAACTTCGCATATGCCTTGCGGTCGGTTTCGATGAAGTCGGCCAGTTCGTAGAAGCCTTTCTCAAAGGCGATCCGCTGGACGGTATGGGTATCGAACATGTTTGTCGCGCCTTCTGTGCGGATGGCGAGGATCTGCTCGCGGATCGTTTCGGTCATAACGCATCCCCCTTGTCCACGCGCCTGATCACGTCCACGCCGTAGACCGCGCCGAGGGTCGAGCCATCGTCCCAAACGCAGAAGACCGTTCCGGTGTCGTCCACGAAGTCCACCGTGCCGAGGCTGCCGGGTTTGAGCGCGGTATAGGGGTCGGACATCGCCACCAATTCGACCCTCGATCCAATCGGATACGCCAAACGCACACGAGCCACCTGCTCCTTACTCGGAAACTTCATCGCTTGCCGCCTCCTCTTTCCTGCCGCTCTTCCAGCTTGAATTGCCGTCCAGCCTGGAAAGCAGAATCTTCCGCGCCGCCTTGTACTCGTCCCCGATGAAGCCAAGGGATAGCAGGAAGCACCGCATGGCGTATTTCGGATTTCCATCGGCATCCTTCTCCTTCGCCGTAACGCGCTTTTTCGCAAGCGCCGTCTTGCAGAGAAGGCTGACCAGCGTCGCGTAGGCGGCGATGTGATCGGCGTCGATGTCTTCGCCGAACCAGGGGAACTGCAGCGTGTCCTCGGTCATTGTGATCGGCAGTTCGTCCACGCCGAGCGCGGCTTTCAGGAGCGCGGCTTTGGCGCCCACCAGCTTGGTGAGGTTTTCGAGCTTCTCGGGGGTAAACCCCTTCAGCGGCACTTCGATGGTGAGGTGGCCGGGGCTTTCAGACTCGGGGACGTCGCTTGGCTGCATCCCGTTCTCGCCCTGCCAGTCTTCGCGTCGCTCTCGCCCAAGCCCCAGTTCCTCGCGCTCGGTAAGTTTCAGGTCCTCGTATTCGGGCTGTCCTTCCATCCACGCTTCCGCATGCTTGAGCATGGCTTCGGTCGGCGGTACGTTGGGGTTCGCGTACCGTCCGGGGTGGTGCTGGTCGATGTCGGGGTATTCGTCGTATTCCTCGCTGACCGCCTTGAAGTCGTGTAGGCCGCAGAGGTCGGCGACCAGTTCGCGGTTGTCCGGACCCGTGACCGTCCCGGTCTTGTCGATGTGGTAGCCGCCGGCAGGGTTACCCACTTCGTAAGCCGCCGTGGGCATTCCGAGATACTTGACCGGGGCGTTCAGTTCCTGACTGATGGCGGCTACCAGCGACTTGCGTTCCGCACCCGTGACGTTGTAGCGGATTCTCATGTTTTGTGCCTCTTTTCCCTTGATTCCGCGGGGTTCGCGCCCCTTCGGTAGGCACATATTCCCGTAGATCGCCCGATATAGCAAGCGAGTACACGATAATAAATGTGCCGAACATTGAGGGAAAACACGGGTTCAATTTTGTGTACAAGACACGATGCCCGCCATGACGAAGCACACACAGGGGAGTGCCACACCATTACCCCAGAGTTTGTATTCGGCGGCATCGGAGTGCGGGTTCCGGAGCCATTTCACGATTTGGTTGCGGCTCTTGGGCTTTGAGGACGTACCCATGACCTTCCGGTGTGTTTCCCAGACCCCGGACCAAAAGGTGATATCCTGTTCGGTAGGTTTCGGGGTTTCAAGCTCGGCGCACCAGTCAGGCGGGAAGCCCTGAAGGAGAGCGCATTCAGTCGGGGTGAGCCTGCGAACGACATAGCGCGGCTTGTCCGTATTTGCCGTAGTCACTGCCGTCCGCGGTGCCAACGCAGCCTGCGGGTCCTTGTAATCCCTCGCCATGAGCGTCGAGGCCTGCTCCTCCCGAAACTCCGCAAAGCCGCCCATGGTCATGGCGTACGCCACCGCGTGGCGGTCGGCGGTATTGAGGGTGAACGCCGTCTCCGCGTTTACGCCGCTCCCCTGGGGGCCATTCTTCTGTTCCCGTCCGATCATGTTGCCCTGAACGCAAATGGCGATGCCGCCCTGGTTGCAGGCGGGGTTCCCACCGCTTTGGTCGAGCGTGCGCGCGGTGCTTGCCTCGTAGAAACCGCTGTGCGGGTTTACCGAAAGCATCGCGCCGGAGTTGTTCGCGCAAACACCAAACGCAGTCATCACCATGGGGGCGGAATTGCCGCCTGCCTGCCCGCCCATGTTGGCGGCACGGGGTCCGGCAATGAGAGCCGTGTAGTCGGTCACACGGTTTTCGTGGTCGCCGGTAAGGGTGTTTACGATCTCACCGCCGCCGTTCCCGCGGGCGTCATAGACGACCGCCGTCTGATTGTCACCGGCGTCGGCGCGCAGCGTTCCCGCGAACTCCTCCCAGCAGTGTCCGCCCAACCGGGAAGCGGCGCCCGGCTCGAAAGCTACGGTTCGGCTCCGGCCGCCTGCGCTTCCAGCGCCAGCCGAAGCACTTCCGGCAGCTCCTTCCCCCGCTGGAAAGCGCGGCGCAAAATCCCGGCGCACGCCTTCTTGCTCAAATAGTATCTCTCCGGCGCGTTCGCCTCCAAAATCCGCGACAAGGTAGATGCGTTTGCGGCGTTGGGCGACGCCGAAATATTGCGCGTCAAGAGTTCGGTAAGCCACGCTCCATCCGTCACCCACGAGAACGTCGGCGTACGACCATCCGTTCCCACCAGGCGAAGGCACCTGGGCGCCCGGCGCGACGATCCCGACGACCGCGTCGAGCACGGCCTTGAAATCGGAGCCCTTGTTCGAGGAGAACGCGCCAGGGACGTTCTCCCATATGATGTATCTTGGGTGCTTCCCATCGGTTGCGCGCCTCATTTCTTGGATGATCCGGATCGCCTGATAGAAAAGGACGGACTGATCGCCGTCCAAACCGGCGCGCTTTCCCGCGACCGACATGTCGGTGCAGGGCGAGCCGAAAGTGATGATGTCCACGGGCTCGATCTCCGCGCCGTTGATCGTGGAGATGTCGCCGTAGTGCTTCATCCCGGGCAGGCGCTTTGTCGTGACCCGGATGGGAAACGGCTCGATCTCGCTCGCCCAAACAGGCCGGATGCCGTGTAAAACGGCTCCAAGCGGAAACCCGCCAGAGCCGTCGAAGAGGGAACCCAGGGTGAGCCGCCTATTCACGTGAGGTCACCTCCTTCACCAAATCGGCGAAGGCATAGGCCCGCCCATCCCGCTCACAGGCGATGTCCGCGCCGCCATTTTGCTTGAAATCAGCATAGCGGCGCAGGATCACAGATGCATACTTCTCGTCCAATTCGAGCATATGGCAGATTCGATCTGCCTGTTCGCAGGCGATGAGGGTCGAACCACTCCCGCCGAAGGTGTCGAGCACGATGCCGTTTGCCTGGCTGCTGTTCCGAATCGGATAGGCGAGCAGGTCGAGCGGCTTGGACGTCGGGTGGTCGGCGTTGCGCTTGGGCTTGGCGAAGCTCCAGATGGTCGCTTCGCTCCGCCCGGCGTACCACTTGTGCGTACCCGTTTTCAGCCATCCATAGAGGATCGGCTCGTGCTGCCACTGGTAGGGCGAGCGACCCATCACGAAGCTGTCCTTTGCCCAGATGCATGTGCCACTGAGATGGAAACCCGCCTCGCGGAACGCCCTGCGGAAGTTCTCGCCCTCGGTGTCGGCGTGGAAGATGTATGCCGACCCGCCCGATTCAAGGTTGTCCGCGAAGTTTCGGAACGCGGAGAACAGGAACTCATAGAACTGCCCGGCTTTCATACTGTCGTTCTTGATCTTCAGCCCGCTCGCCGACTCGAACGCCACGTTGTACGGCGGGTCGGTCAGGACGAGGTTCGCCTTACGGCCGGCCATAAGCTTCGTGACCGTGGCGGGGGGGGTCGCCTCCACGCAGAACAG